GTTTGCGAAGTATTTTACGTGCCGCTCGCTCAGTGGCGCGCGGCCCAACCAGACAGCGACGGAATTATACGCTTCGCTTACGTTCTCAATAACTTATCGACCGAGGCAAAGAAATACACGAACGGCATTATCGCGACCAACGCGAAACGGTACCGGCTATTTGACGCGAGCGAGGCGCCCGACGCGCGGCTCACGCGCATAATGGAGGAGACGGCCGAGACTGGCGGGTTTACCAGTTACCCCGGCGAGATATTCGTCTATTGCCACCAGCGGCCCGGCGCCAACATTTACCCGCGCCCGGTTTACGACGCTGTGTTGCGCGACTTGCTGACCGAGGCGTCGCTTAAAGTGTCGCGGCACCGCGACGTAAGAGACGGGTTTGCGACGCAAGCAATGATTACCGAGTTCGGTACGGCCGAGCCGACCGACGAGAAGCTCGCCGACGACGCCGAGAAGTACGGCGAGTTTGTCGGCGAGGAGGGCGCACGCTTTATAGTGCAGTACGCCGCAAATAAAGATTCGAAACCTGTGCTCGATATGTTCACCGTGAACAATTCGAGCGACCGATATAAAACGGAGGAGGAGAGCATGCGCTCGAACATTCGCGCAACCTTCCAAATCCCGACAATTCTTTACGGCGAGGAGGTCGCCGGCAAGCTGGGCACGTCTGACGAGTTCGAGGACGCGACTAAATACGTGCAAACCCTCGTCGTAAACGAGGACCAGCGCGCAATCGAGGAGGCCGCCGCGACAATCTTCTCGCTGTTTCAGGTGCCCGGCACCGCGACGGCCGGTATCAATCCCGGCGGCGACTACACGGTACAAAACTTGTCGCTCAACCCGCCGGCCGAGGTGCCGAGCGCGTCGCAAAAAACGCTTAAAAACTTGTCGAGCGTCTCGCCGCTAGTGGCGAATCAGATACTCGGCGACATGACAAGAAACGAGCGTCGCCGGCTCGTCGACTTGCCCGACGTGCCGAACGGCGACGTCGTTACCGGCGCCCAACCTGTTACCATAAACCCGCCCGCCAATGCTTAACGAGAACATTTACTCGCGCGCCGACCTATTCTTACCAGACGGCACGCCGTTGTTTACCTATCTCGGCGAGGCGGTTAGCGACGAGATTCTCGCGCCGTATTTCCGGCGTGCTGAGAACGAAAATTTATACGGTGCACTCGGCGAGAAACTATTCGACGCGTTGCGCAAGCCGCTCACGTTGGCCGGCGGCTCGACCGCGCCGGCGCCGGCGTTGGTAGCACTTCGCGAGGCGTGCGCCGAGTTTGTCGGCGCGCACGCGCTCGCGAAGTTTTGGCCGTTCTCGCAAACGAAAATGACGTACGGCGGCGCCGTGCGCAAGCGCGTCGACCAAAGCGAGCCTATCGACCCGAACGAGCTCCTACGGCAAGCGACTGAGTTTTTGAACTCGGCCAAAGTGTACGAGCGCCGGGTTCGCGAGTACGTCGAAAAGAATAGCGTCGCGTTGCAGCTGGCAATCGGCGGGCCCGCGGCGGCCGCGGCATGCTGTGAGGCCGAGGGCCCGCGCAAGTCGGCGCCCGTCGCACAGCTGGCGATACGCAAGTCGAGCCGCGAGCGCGAGGGCCGGCGCTGGTAATTCCGGAATAAATACCGCAACCTTTTTACCTGGGGAGACTCCCGAATGAACGATAAGGCTATACCCGAACTCGACGTCGCGCGCGCAGGTGCGCCGGCGAAAGATTTTACCGTTCCCGTTTGGGACGCTGTTTTACAAAAAACCGTGCAACGCTCGCTCGCGACGGTGCTCGGCCTCGCGAGCTCAGACGCGCGCGGCGGAATTAAGTACGTACGTTATTTTTCGTCGGGTTACTTTGGCGTTACGCCGAGCGACTCGACGCTCGACACAATCGACGCCGCGACGCTGTGCGCCAATAACGAGGCCGTAGTTCTCAATACCAGCACGACGCCCACCTCGACGAGCGGGCCCTCGGTGCGGTACGTGCTCGCGCGCTGTGCCTCGACCGACGCCGGCGCTATGCTGGTACCAGTTGACGACAAGCCCGCGACGACTGACGTCGTTTGGTGCAAATGGGTTGAGCTCGACTCGGCGGCCGGCGCGGTCGCGGCGTTCGAGGAGTTCGACGAGGAGGGCACTAATAAGAGCGGCACCTACCCGAACGGCTCCTCGGTTAAGACGACAATCGGCGGCGCCGTTCGCTTGTTCGAGGCTAAGAAAACGCTGAACGTCGGCGACTTTGCAACCGGCAAAATACCCGCGCCGACCGGCTCGTCGACCGATGCTTATTGGTTGGAAGTCTCGCCGCCCGGCAATTTGTTCGAGCCGATTACCGCCAACCAGTACGGCACGCACCCGGCGTTTAATTCGCAGACAGCGCTAAACGCGTACCTACTCGGCCGGCCGGCGCAAATCGTGTCGACGCCGAGCACGCCGACGACGCCAGTCGCGCCCGCGGCGCCGACTGACGGGCAAGTCGACGACACGGCGAACACGTTTAGCGGGCTCGCCGTTGCTGGTTTTCCTAGTTTCGCCGAGTACGAGGCGTTCGGGTTTCCCGGCGTTGCTGGTACCGTGCCGCTCACCTCGGCCAACTCGCACCAACAAGGCTCGCGGATTTACCTCGACGGCCTCGCCGGCCCTATTCAAAAGGGCGCGGTCGGGTTTCGCGTGGCCGCGAGTGGCACTCGGCCCGCAGGTGCGTACTTGCTGAACGTCGACACGTTTACCGGCGTCGCGCCGCCAACTGGCACCAAAGCGACGGCGCCGGTTTTCGGCACAATCGACGACGTAAACAATACAGTCACCTTAACAAGTATTTATGCTTACTCTGAGATTCGTTGGGGTATCGAGGGCGGTATCGCTCAGCTCCTCGCACCTAATAGCGTTTGTTCGCCCGGCAACATTACGGGCCGCCTCTTTGCTTACGCTGTTGCTGACGCTTCAGCTAACCGGCTGCAATCAGACGTCGTCTATTCCGCACCCTTTTCGGTAGCTGCTAGTGCAAATAATGCCCCCACCGCGACGGTAAGCGTCGCCGGCGGCACTAGCAGCGTTACCACCGGGCAGCCCGTTACGCTCAACGCGAACGCCGTCGACAGCGACGCCGGCGACACAATCACAAAACTCGAATACCTCGACAACGGCGTCAAGATGGCCGGCGGCGAAACGCCCGGCGCGAGCGGCAGTTTCCAAACGCCCGGCCTCGCCGCGGGCTCGCACTCGTTCACCGTGCGCGCAACTGACTCGCGCGGCGGCGTTGGCCTCTCGAACGCCGTCGTCGTTACGGCCGCGGCCGCCGGGCCCGGCGGCGGTACCGTCGTTACCGGGCTAATCGGTTTCGCTGGTTTCGGCGACTCAATCGAGAAAGCCAACCAAGCGGCACTAGAAGCCGGGTACGCGGTCGACGCGGGCACGACGCCGTACCAGACAGCCAACCAAGCAACCGGCAACAGCGGCCGCCAAACCAGTACCGAGCGGGCCGCCGACCTCATTAACGCAGCCTACCCGAACAAGGTCGAGGCGTTCACGCTGGGCTATCCTAGCATGACTAGCTTTTGGTTTAAGCGAAATATTTTACCGCACGTTCTCGATACAATCGACTTTAGTAAATATGAGGTTTTTTGTATTGTGCTCGCGTTCGGGGCGAACGATTTAATTTATCCAGACCCCTCGCACTCGCCGGCCGACAGCACGACGCCGGCCGATATTTACGCCAACCTCGTCAGCATTGCGCAAACGCTATCGGCCGTAAATCCAAAGGTCCGGGTTTTCATTTCGCCGACACTAAACCGCACGTACAACAACCCGTCGACCGGCGTACAGCAAGCCGAGTTTGTCGATTTTGATTCACGTCGTCAGGAACTCAACCGCCTGCTTTTAACGAACCTCAACTCGTTTGCAGCTGGCGCCGCGAATATCTACGCGCAACCGATAGGGCTCGCGGGTATGTGCTACAACTACCCAAACGCCGAGGTAACGGACGGCTCGCACCCGACCGCCAAAGGTCAAGGCGAGATAGGGCTCGAACGGGCTCGCATGCTTGCGCGGTACGCTAACCTTACCTTGCCGCAAGGCAACGGCACCGCGCCCGTACCACCGGCCGCCAACACGGCGCCGGGCTACTCGACGACGTCGGGCTTTGTGATATGGGAGGGCGGCGACGGCGAGGCCGCGGTCGACGCAACCAACGCCCGCCGTATTTACAAAACCAGCAATACAGCGGCGTTCGGCGGTACCAAGTTTTCGAACGTGCTCGCACGCTACACGCCCGGCAGCACAGTACAATGGCAATTTATTGTGCAAGTGAAGGCCGGCGCCGGCGATACGCAAATCGTATCGGCCTCGGCTAACTTAGGTATAACGCACTACCAAGACGGTATAGCCGAGGTATATTGGAACGGCTCAAATCTTCGCATTTACGAGGGTGTTACCGAGCTCTACTCGGCGGCCCTCAGTTCAGACTTTCCGGTTCAAGTTGTGGCGACCGATAAAATTCGCTTTTACCGAGTCAACACGGCAACGAATACGGCGACGCTACTCGCAACCACAACGGCCGCACCACCACAAAGCGACGTCTGTATTTTCGCCGAGATGGGCGGCCAGCCGGTAAACGGCAAGCCTGAAATTACCGACGTTCAGTTTTTCCCGGCGACGCCCGTACCCCGTAGCGGCGGCAGCGGCGGCCCTGCCAACCCCGGCGGCGTTGCTTTTGTAACTGAGACAGTAATTGCAAACCCTAGCTATACGCAAAACTTAACGCAAAACGCGAACGACTTTTCGTTTCTCGTTGGGGGCACTGGCTACACGCGAGACAAATTCACGACGGGTACAAAAAAGATATTGCAAGCGTACGCGCCGGGCTTGCTATTGTCGACGCTGCAAGTTGCACAGCCGGCCGCAAATGATTTGCGCGCACGCTTTATTGCTATTTCAAATGCGCCTATTCAATTAGGCGCGTCGGACTGGCTATCTCAAACGCGCTGGCTGTTGTATTGGGACGGCTCAGTAATTCGCACGTTTGTAAACGGCGGGCTACACGTCAACGGGCTAAGCTGGTTATCGAGCGTTGTCGACTTTGCAATCGGATTGAGTTCGAATAATTCGACAGTCGCGTTTATGCAAAATAATACGCTTATGGATTCGATAAGCGATTCGGCCGACAGAGATTTATACGTCACAATAGGCGGCGGCGAAAGCGGCGTAATTATTCCGGCAACTACTATTTATTCGAACGGCCTCAGTACTTACTAATTTATTATTTATGACGGCTAGATTACAGCAGGAATATACAATCAGTCTCGGCCGGTTAATTACGATTTGCGGTTCGTTTTTAATACCGGGCTTGCTCGGTATTTACGCAATGCTTACGCGATTAACAACTCTCGAAAACAATTACGCTAACCATATCGAAACGTCGAAAACGAAAACGACCGAGATATATACAGCAATTGATAAAGGCGACAAAGCGAACGCCGACGCAATCGAGAAAACGAATACGTTAGTCGTCGGCGTCGGTACGCAAGTCGGGAACCTTCGCGTCGACGTGGCTCGGCTTACTCCCTACGCTGTGCGCGCGACGGCTCAGTAATTACCCGTTTATTTTTTTACTCTTTACCAAATGAAAAAGTACCTCATTATCGCGCTGGCCTCGGCCTCGCTGCTCAGTTGCTCGACCGGCCGCAAGGCCGCCGAGGCTATCGCAAAGAAGGCCGGCGAGGAGGCGCTCGCCTCGGTGCAAGCCGACGCCGCGAAAACGCCTGAACAAAAGTTGCAAGAGCTTTACGCCGCGCACCCGTCGCTACTGACTAAGCCCGTTCGTAGTGAGCGGCAAGTCGATACGGTGAAAACGAAGCCCGTCGCGGTCGAGATGACAGTCGCGCCGACCTCGTCGCCAGCTGTTGACCGAGTGCTCGCCGACTCGCTGTTTGTCGTTTTGGATAAACTAGGCGCAATCGACTCGACTATCTCGGCGGCCCAACGCCAGCGGGCCGCCGAAAGCATTGCCCACACGCTCAGCACGCGCCCGGCGTACTCGCGAGACACGGCGACAACCGTCGTCGAGAACGTCGAGGTACGGGCTTGGTTTGACCGGATGGGTAAACTCAGAGTAAGCGCTCGCAAGTTTGGCGAGTCGATACCAGTAGTTAAAAAGACTGACGTTTACGAACCGATTCGCGAGCCGACCTTTTGGGAAAAGGTTTGGTTTTCGATTCGCATAATCGGCGGGCTCCTCGGTATTGTCGGAATCATTTTACTATTCCTCTTTATTAAACGCCGCTCGAAAAATGAATAAGCAACAAGTACGAAAGTTGATTAAACTCTATTTCGTAGACAATCGAAAAACGACGCTCCTCGGCTTGCCTATGATTTGGGCCGGGTTCGGTATTATCTCGCTTGCATTGCCCGACAGTTTTACGCATGAGGCACTCGCGAAATTTAATTTGCGCGAGTTCGCCGACGCGTGCTTTAAGGGTTTTATTTCGATTGTCGGCGGCGCTGGTTTAATCATTTCAAAAGACGCGCACGTCGGCGACCAAACCGGCCCCGTCGCCTCGGTCGACGGGCCGATTCCCGAAAGCTCAGTCGTTCCCGATAACGAGCTCGGCGGCCCGGCTCCTAAAGCATAGCCCGTCCTTTTATTTCTTTCCTTTTATTAAATTACTTTATGGCCTCATTTGCTAAATTTATTCCCGTCCTCAAAACAAATGAGGGCGGGTACGCAAACGACTCGAAAGATTTAGGCGGCGAAACGTTTATCGGTATCGCTCGCAAGTTTTGGAAATCTTGGCGCGGCTGGGCAATTGTCGACGAGATTAAAAAACAATACCCGAAAGAGTTCGGCACGAATTGGAAACTAAATAGAAAGTTTTCAATCGAGCGGCTATTCGTAAACGCAGAATTAATTGCGCTCGTCGAGGAGTTTTATCGCGTAAACTTTTGGTCGCCGATGCAACTCGACCTCGTTGCGAATCAGTCGGTCGCTAATCAAATTGCCGACCATGGTATAAACGCGAACACGCACCGCGCCGAGTATTTGGTACAATGGGTATTGCGCGAGTCGTTCGGACATACGCCGTTCACGGTGCCCGGCGAGACGTCGCCGCGACTGTGCGCCGACCTCGGCCTCGACGGGCAACTCGGTAAGCAATCGCTCGCGGCCCTGAACACGGTCGACGCTGCCAAGTTCTTTGCCCGGTTCCGCGACGTGCGCGAAGAGTTTTATCGGTACCGCGCGGGCAAGGTCGTAACGGCCGGGCCGGCGGCCGCGGCGTACCAGCTGAGGCTGCATTCGTTTTTTAGGTCAAAGCTCGATTATTGGCCCGGCGAGGACGTGCCGCAAAATCATTTCGACAGCTGGCTCACGCGAACGAACGAGATAAAATTCGCGGCGTAAACTACGCCCACCGAGTACCCGGCCGAGCTCGTCGAACGAGCTCGGCCGTTTGTTCTTTATCCTGTTAATTTGCGACTCAGTGATTTTCACCAACCAACTTTTATAATGAAAACCCCTAATGCTTGGTTTGTCGTCGGCCCGTTCGCCGCGACTTTTTTCGCGATAATTCTCGATTATCAGTATATCGGCCCGCACGTTTTCGGCTGGCTTACGTGGGTGCCCGCTATCGCGCTCGTACTCGGCGGCGGCTGGTTAGTGCTCGCTGGCATTACGCAAGCCCTACAAGCCCGCAAAAAGCGGCCAACCGGTACGCTCGTTGTCGTGCCGCCGGCGGCGTTCCTTGCGTTGGCTGGTTGGCGGTTGCCGGCTGTTAGCCCGCTCGTCGTCGAGCGGCTCGCGCTGGCTGGCCTCGTCGCTGTGATATTCGTTGTCGTGCTGGCTTGCTTGCTGAGCTTGCGCCGGCCAGCCTCGGCGCGCACGTATGAGCCGCTCGCGTAGTGCATCAACTCCTCGACTACCTTCGCAGCATGCCCGCGGCGCACGCCGTCGCTTGGCTGCTGGTGTTGACCGTGTCGCCAACAGCGAAAGCCGCGGTCGACGCGCTCACGCAAAAAGCCGGTCGCAACATTTTCGAGCGGCTGAAAAATACGACGCTCGCGAAATGGTTCGACGCGCGTACGAGCTGGGCTCGTAAGTACCGGAACGCCGCGGCCGGCGACTACTCGGCCCGGTACCCGTTTAGTAAAAACGTGCTCGTCATGTTTACCGACTTTTGGCACTTTGCCGACGCCGTTTATCTCGACGCATGGAAAGCGGCCCTCGTCCTATTGTCGCCGGTCGAGGGCTGGTTTCCGTGCCTGTGCCTATTCGTGGCACTGAAAGGAGGTTTCGGCGCGACGTTCGAGTTCTTTTACTCGCGCGTGTTCACCTCGAAAACCGAGAGCCCGCCGCCGGCTCAGCAGTAGCCAGCACGAAACCCGCTCGAACGTCGAGCGGGTTTTTTGTTTGTCGGCGCGGCCGCTAACTTTGAGCACCAACCAACCCCCGAAACAGCATGTCACTACAAAATCAATTCGAGGAGAACGAGCGCACCCTCGAACAACCCGCGGCGAAATCAGTCGCTCACCTACGCGCCGACGTTTGGTTTCGCGCGCCGCTAATCGACGGGCAATTCCTCGGCTTACCATGGGCGCCGGCGTTGCAGTTCTACGCCGAGGCCGTGTTCGACGCCGTTACCGAGTCGCTTCGCGAGTGGCTCGCGCAAGGTTGGCGGCCCGACCTCGACGACATACAAAAGCAGCTGAGCGCGCCGGCGGCCCGGCGGCCGCCGGTCGAGATGCTCGGCGAGATACCGACCGTAAAAGTCGACGTCAAGTTTACCAAAGTCTACTAAGAAAAACCCGCTCGAACGCCGAGCGGGTTTTTTGTTGCCCAAAATATTTGTCGCCTCGCTCAAAATATTTTGAACTATCGCGACCGTTTTCCCGTACCTTTGACGAACACCAACCAACAAACAGCCTCATTTATGAGCACTCAAACAATCCCAACCCCCGCGGCCGAGTTGTCAGAAACCGAGCGCGAGCTTTTTAACCTGGCAGTAAACGCCGGCGAGATTGAGCGTAAGACGTTGTCGCCGGGCCAAATGGCCGCGGCGAGCGAGCTCGTCGACCGCGGCGTATTCGTTGCCCTCAAAGTCAAAGGCCAGCGCCACGTAAGAGCCTACTCAGTTTCGCCCGAAGCGCTCGCCGGCGAGGGTATTGTCGACGTCACCACGGCGCCCGCCGAGCCGATTGCGGCCCAACCCGCGGCCGAGCAATTACTCGACGAGGAGCTCGCCGAGAACGCACAGCGTAACAAGCACTTTGCAAACCGCGGGCTCGACGAGGAGCAAGGCGAAAAGTTACGGCTGTTGGCCGTCACGCCGCAACGCTACATTACCGGCGGCTTACCGTTCAAGTGGCAAACGCTAGTGCGCCTCGGCCTCGCCAAAATGAGCGACGCCGGGTTCGAGATTACCGACGCCGGCCGCGAGCTCGTCGCGCTGGCAGACGGCACGCCGGCCGCGGCCGAGTCGCCGTTGCGCGTGAACCGCGACGACGAGGTTACGCTCACAGCTGACGACGTGCCCGCCGGCGCGCTGGTAACGCGGCCCGGCGACAACCCGACTATAAAGTTCGACCTAGCCGCGGCGCACGACGCCGGCTTACCGAGCCGCGAGGAGGCTCAAAATTGGATGCTTACCGAGGAGACGCGCAAGGTATTAAAAGAGATTGCCGCCGGCGTCGGCTCGAAAACTCATTCGGAAATTATCACGCAAGGACTTCGCAAGCGCGGTATTATCGAGGAGGCGAACCCCGTCGACGAGCCAAAGTATTACCGCCCGACTGCTATCGGGTACGGCCTCGCCGGCTTGCCGTTGCCAGCTTGGCGCGAGGTCGAGGCGCGCGAGTATTACCGCGCGTATAACTTTCATATTGCCAGCTGGAAAGTAAAGCCCGACGCCGTCGCAAAGCAAGCCGACAAAGAGCTCGACGAGGTGGCCGCGGCCGAGGGCAACGACGCCGGTTTTTACGCCGTCGACATTCGGCCCGACGAGGCCGTCGCCGTTTGGTTTGGCTCAGCAGTAAAAGCCCGCGCGCACGCTAAGCAGTTCGCCCGCGGCTCGACCGAGGTTGTCTCGGCTACCGAGTGGGCCGAGCGCGAGGTCGCCGGCTCACTCCTCGACCGGCGCAACCTGAACGCGGTAACGTATCGCGTCGCGACGTCGCTCGATACCGATATGCCACAAGCGAGCAAGCTCCCAAAAGACGAGCGCCTCGCAACAGCAGCGCCCGCCGCGGCGCCCGCGCCGGCCGCCGGCGTGTCACCTGGGCAACTCTCGCTAGTGCTGACCGGCGACGAGATTAAAGACGAGGTCCTTATTGCGGGCAAGTTTGCCGCGGGTTGGGTTATCGGCGCGCTCGACCTGCTAAAGCAAGATACCGACACGCAAAAAGTTATCGGTCGAATGATTAATAAAAAGCTCGTCGTTAGCGCGTTCGATAACGTATTGAAGAAATCTATTTACAGCCTCTCGCCAGCCGGCGAGGCGCTCGCCGCGGCCGCGCCGGCGCCGGTTGAGGAGCAACTCGACGAGCCGCTCGACGACGTGCTCGAAACGCCGGCCCGGCCGGAAGGGCTCGCGCATTACGCCGAGGTGCGCCAGCAACAGAACCTCGAAAAAGCCGGCTTGCCGTACAAGCTCGACGCCGCCGGCGCACCCGAACCGCTTGCGCTCGACGACGAGGCGCGGTTGTCAGACGGTCGCGAGGGCCGGCCGACGCCGCACGACTATTTGTTAAAGCTCGCGCCGACGCTTACCAACGACGAGCGCGGGCTCGCGCTGCTCATTGGTTACGGCGGCCGCCGGTTCGACGCTCTCAATACTGAGCAAGCGGCCGGCGCGGCTGGGCTGTGCCGTAAGGGTGCGCTACGCCTCGCCAGCGAAACCGGCGGGCCGATAAACAAATACGTCGTCGCGCCGGGCTTGCCCGAAATTATCGCGCCGGCTGGTTGGGTTCGGCCGAGCGGCTCAGAGCAAGCGCACTATTTTCTAAACGGCGAGCGCGACAGCGTTTGTACGGCTTGGCTCGCCGGCCCGTACGAGCGTGTCGTCGCCGCGAGTGCTGAACTAAAGCATTGCGCCAAGTGCGAGAAGTACGTCGCCGCGACGTCGACGTCGGTACCAGTGGCCGAGGAGCACGCGACGAACGAGTCGCTCGTTACCGCGGCCGAGGTCGCCGAGCTCGGCACGTACCAGCGCGATTTGTTGCTCAACCTATTCGAGTCGCCGGACCTCATCACGCGCGCCGCAAACGTTGGGCAATACGTCGAGCTCATGTTCGAGGCCGTTCAATTGTTTATCTCGGCCGGCTGGCTGAACACGTACCGCGGGCCCAAATTTAACGACCCTACCGAGGTACAATTCACCGACCGCGGCCGGGTTGTCGTCGACTACATTCAGCAGAACTACGCCGCCGAGCGTGCACTTTTTGCCGCGCACTTTACGACGCCGACCGGGCCGGTTGCTGAGCCAGCAAGCGAGCCAGTAGGGGAGGGCCCCGCCGCGGCGTTCGTGCCGCACAAGCGCGGCGACTCGATAAGCCTTAACGACCCCGCGCACGACTTTGACAAAAAGAATTTAATGACTCAGACCGGCCGCGGCGGTCGCATGTTCGACACTTGGTATTGCACAAAGTGCGGTATCGAGGGCAAGCGTTACGGCGTATCGGAACGGTTAGAAGTCAGTAAGGCCGCGAGCCGAAACGGTAAAGACGAATGTCGGGCCGGCGCACAGCCAGCCGCGCCCGCCGTCGACGAGCACCCGCACGCGTACCATGGTGCGACGGCGAAACCGCTCGACGCGATTACCGTCGACGAGCCGCTTACCATGGTAACGGCAACCGGCGACGAGGTACTCGGCACCGACGAGCCCACCGCCGGCGCACAGCTGGGCGCGCTCGTCGAGGCTGTGCGCGAGCACGCCGTCGAGGCCGCGACGCCCGAAGCTGTAACGGCCGAGCTCATCTCGACGACGAGCGAGTCGGCCCTCTCGCCGCTCGACTTGCAAATCATTCTCGAAATAAAAGCGAGCGGCGCGCAAGCGTTCGCCTCGCTGAACGGCAACACGCGCCCGGTCGAGGAGTTGACCGAGGACGCCGCCCGCCGGCGCGAGTCGCGCGACAAGCTCGTCTCGCGCGGTTGGATTTATCCCGACGTCATGCTCGGCGGCCCGGCGCCGGTCAATATGTACCGGCTCAGCAACGCCGCGGCCGCGGCTGTTGCCGACGTCGACGTCGTAACGGCTGGCTCAGTTATCGAGCGCGGGTACGACAACGAGACGCGCGACCGGATTTTGCAACTCATAGCCAACACGTTTAAGATTTTTATCGGCGAAAATATTCCGGTCCTACTCGACGCAATGTTGCGGGCCGGCGTCGAGGTAACGGCTTGGTACGACGCGCAAGGTGCGAGCGAGGTACGGGTATTTCTGAGCACGACCGAGAAGTCGTTCGGCCTCGACTTCGCGCTCGCCGGGCCCGGTCGACTGCTAAAGACGCTCGCCGAGATGGCCGACTCGATTACGTTCGACCGGCCGTTCGACCCGTTCGTTATTACGCGCGTCGGCGGCGAGGAGATACCAGCGTTCGAGCCGCTCGACACGCCGGCCAACCTCGAAAAGTTTGCGACGTCGGTCGCGGTATTCTTTACGCTGGCACCGACGCACGCCCAACGCGAGCGCAACGAAACCCGCGACGAGCAATTCGACCGAGTGCTCGCCGACGTGAACGATACCAGCAAGCACCGCCGCGCGCCGCGGCCAATGTCGCCGGACCCGCGCGAGCGCGACGAGGCAACGCACAGCGCGCACGAACCGACGCTCGGCATTGTGACGGGCACGCCGCCCGTCGCGAACGAGCTCGTCGACGCGTTGGCCCTCGACCCGCCGGCGTTCCCGTACTCGTTTGAGACGGGCGTACCCGGCGAGGGCCGAGCCAGCTTTGCGGGTATCTCACAACGGTTGTACCTCGCGGCGCACGCGCCGGCCGCTATTCCGGATTGGTTTTTACCAGACGGCCCGCGGCCGGCTGAGGAGCCAGCCGACGCGCTCGACGTGGCCCTCGTCAAAGCGGCCGCGACGGCGGCGTCAAAGTTCACGGCCGAGGAGTTGCGCGAGCTGTGCGACGACGTGCGCGAGGAGTACCGCGAGGCGGCCCGTCGTTGGGACGTGCGCCGCGCCGCGCGCTGGCCTCTCTATTGGGCCGACCTCATACTCGCCGAGTCAGGTAATACCGCCCGCAAATAACTCTCTCACCAACGCGGCTCGGCCTCGGCCGGGCCGCAACTTGGCACCTTAGAAAATGACAACTTTAACTCTTATTCATGCTATGCCAGAAACCAGCGTAAGCAGCGCCGGCGACTCGATACCGCCGGCCGTTGCCGCGGAAATGTGGCAACTTATTTACGGCTGGTTTAACGACGTGCGACCGGGCTTTACGCCGGGCACAGCACGCGAGCCGCGGATTAAAACGATTAGCCTCTCGCGTATTCAATTCGACGCCGGGCTCAACAATTCGCTTTACAAGTACTTGACAGACTACAAGCGACCGGGCCGCGATAAGGTAGGCGGGCCGCCGCCGGCCGCGGCGTTGCCGAGCCTCGTCGCAATCCTTCGCGCCGATTACGGTTTTCAAGTCCCTGAAAAGTTCGAGGTATTTTTTCCGGCGTTGCTGTAATGTCTCAAAATATTTTGTAACATTGTAGAGCCAACCCGTCAGAATACAAAAAACGGCGATTCGATTAGGGCCGAACCGCCGTTTAGTTTACCCGACTCAGTAGTACCAACCAACCTCGCCGAATAGGCTCCAAAGATAATGTCAACACAACCCACCAGCCTAGAAAAAAACGCCGCCGCCGATACCACCGCGGCCGCCAAAGCACCTCGCCGGCCCGCCCGTAAAGCTGCTACTAAGACCGGCCGCGCCGACAAGGCCGACGACATTACCAAAGTCGCCGACGTGTTGAAGCGATTTATTACCGAGAACCAACTTAGCTCAACCGTTCAGGGTAAGACGTTTGTAAACGTCGAGGCTTGGCAGTACGCCGCCGGCTTGCTGGGCTACGTGGTACAAGTCGAGCAAAAGGTCGAGCGCACCGAGATAGCCGACGCCGTCGTTTACTCGGCCTCGGCCTCGCTGTATCATATTGCGACCGGGCACTCGGCCGGCGGCGGCGTTGGGCTGTGCTCGTCGAAAGAGTCGGGCAAAAAGTTTTATCAAGAATTTGCCCTCGCGAGCATGGCCCAAACGCGCGCCGTATCTAAGTGCGTGCGTACGGCGTTCGGCTATTTGATTAAGGCCGCCGGGTTCGAGGCGACGCCGGCCGAGGAGATGGATTGGGACGCGGCCAAACCAGCTGCACAGCAGCCAGCCGCGCCGGCTCAGTTGCCCGCGGCCGAGCCGATGAAAGCGTTACCAGCTGCAACGCCGGCGGCCGCGGCCACCGACGACCGCGGCCCGGCCGAGATGAACCCGCGCGACGAGGCGCAACCGCCTATCGGTATCGACGGCAAGCCCGCGCCGGGCACGCCCTACGCGACGAACGACCAACGCGAGGAGATGATTCGACTACTGAATCACCCGCTCGTTACGCGACAGGAAAAGACTAAGATGCTCCTCAACATCAACCGAATAAACGAGGAGCGGGCAATTGCGGCAATCGCGAAGCTACGTAAAGCAATCGAGGACCGCGAAGGAACTAGCGCCGTAGCTGCTTAGCTAGATGCTCGCCCGCCCAACCCAACAGCCGACCGAGCTAACGGTCGCCGACTTGTCGGCGGCTGGCCTAGCCGGGTACCTCGCGCGCGTCGAGTCGATAGGCGTCGCGCGCCGGTACGTTCGCCTCGCGTCGGCCGACGTCGACGCGTACCTCGGCGTCGTGCATTTTTGGGCCGCCGCCGGCGCGCCCGCGGGCTCGTTCGAGTTACCCTTGCCTCGCTTGCGCGAGTTCCTTCAACTGGCTAAGGGCACGCTCGGCGACGCGCTCGACCGCCTCGACGAGCTCGGCTTGCTGAGCTACACGACGTCGCCAGTTAAGAGCGTCGCGACTCGGTTCGAACTCGGCCCGGTCGGCGACAAGCTCGTCGAACTTCTCGTCAAATTTCAGGGTCAAAATTTGACCCCGAAATACAAGGGTAGGGGAGGCGGTTCGGGGTCAAATTCTGACCCCAACAGCGAGGAGGGTAGGGGTCAGAATTTGACCCCGAAACCGCTCGATAGGGGTCAGAATTTGACCCCGAACGCCGAGCCCGAAAACATTCAGGTTCAAAGTTTGACCCCGAAACAAAAAACGCCACCTTTGCAAAACGCTGTAAACGATAGCGTTACAGAGTGCGAAAATTGCGCAACATCAAACGGCGCCGCAACTTTTGACCATGGTAGTATTATAGATAGTAAGGTTAAAAAAGAACTACCTACTAAAACAACTAAGGTCAAACGCGCGAAAAAAGGCGACGCCGACTTTCCGGCCGAGGTCGTCGAGTCGTTCGAGAAATGGTTCGAGCGCTACGGTATCGAGGGCCGGCGCGTGCACCGCGCCGAGGCGCTCGTCGAGTGGGGCAAGCTGAGCGAGGCCGACCGCGAGCTCGCCGACTCAGTGACCGACTCGTTCGTCGCCGCGAAAAAAGATTGTTTCGACTCGGTCGGCAAGCCCGCCGACTACCGACCGCACCCGCATAGGTTCCTCGCGACGCGCACGTTCGCCGCCTGGGCTGACAAACTCGCCGCTACTAAATCCAACCAACCGACCGCCACCAATGCGACAGCCTCAACAAATCGGCGGGTTCCTGGCAAAACGCTCGCCGTCCCCACAGTCGGCGGCTACTTCTAACCCGCCCGCCCAACCAAGCCCACCCGCGCCGGCTAAGACCGACGCCGAGCTCACGCTCGACATACTGACCGCGCTCGACAAGATGCTCTCACAACCCGACGAGCGACAGCCGAGCGACATACCAGCCGGCGCCGGCGACCCCTACCCGTACCGGCCCGGCGACGTGCGCGACGTGGTACTCACGCCGACCGAGGTAATTGCGGCCCTACGCGCCGCGAAGGAATACAAGCACCAACAGCAGAAAGAGGCGCGGTATCGTTGGACGATAAACAACCCGCAAGCAAAACGCCCCGTCTCGGCGTTCGGGCTTGCCCGTATGAAGCTCAGAGAGGCACAGCGCACGATACCCGGTTTCGTGGCCGACAAATGGTTTAGAGGGCCGTTTGTGACGCTTTGCTTATACTTTGCCGGCGACGTGCGGTTCGAGATGCTTAACCCGTCGTACTCGCTCGATAAGGGCCTCGGCTTCTTTGGCCCAACCGGGCCCGGTAAAACGACGCTCCTCGAACTGTTTCAGCAAAACCCGCGGGCCGGGTACGAGATGGTCGCCGCGACTGAGCTCGTCGCGGCGTGCATTGATAAGACGACCGGCGGCGAGGCCGCGCTCGGTCGGTTCTGTAACCGGCCGATATTTATCGACGACGTCGGCGAGGAGGCGGCCGAGGCGTTTCGCCAGTACGCCAAAAAGGACGAGCTACCGCTTACGCCGTTCGCCTCGTTCGTCTCGCGCGTCGAGCGGGCCCAACGCCGCGGCGACGTGCCGCGCGGCTCGTTTCACTTCACAACGAACTTACCAGTACGATACCGCGAGGGCAATACCCTCGGTATTACGCCCGACTCGCCGACGCTCGAAAGTCGGTACGACCGGCGCGCGACGTCGCGGCTATTCGACCTCGTCAATTTTATCAGTTTTCCCGGCGACGCGCCCGACCGGCGCGAGACAAAGCGTAACTCAAACTATGTCGACCAACCAGTCTCAACCAATGCAAAACCAGTATAAGCACCAAGTCGACCGCGCGTTCGGTACCTATCGCTCGCCGGACCTCAGCAGCGCCGCGGCCTCATTCGTCGACCAACAACGCTCGTTCCTCGGCCCGCAATACGCGGCGCTCCTCGTCAACCTCGACAAGCTCCTCGCCGCGGGCAAGGTTGCGACCGAGCTTGTATTCGCAGCTGGGCCGGGCCCCAACTATACCGGCGGCTCGAAAGCGTACGCCGCCGTCGAGTTTGACATGCTCAACCGCGAGCACCTCGTCAACCTCGACGAGCGGATTTACGAAGTCGTCGCGAAAGCGCTCGATATGTCGGTCGACCGGTTCCTCGTCGATTGCCCGGCGAGCTGGGTGCGCGAGGGCCGGGTAACTGTTGCCGAACCGTTCGAAGTTCGGTTCGCGCGTGCACTTTAATTAGCCTCAGCAAATGGAACCCGCAATCGAAATTGTATTCGTCTCGTCAGGAATAAACGAGTACGACGCCCGCCCGCGCAACCGCGCCGCTCGCAAGCGAATTACTAAAACTTGGTTAGAGAGAATCGGCGAGATGCTCGGCGCCGGCTTTACCGTTTGCTCGGCACAGTTGACGCTCACGACGTTAGCGCCGGCCCGCAAACCGTTCGTCGTTCGCAAGGCGCGCCGCCGCTAAGGCGCTGTAAATCAGTGCTCGACATTTGTCTTATAATTAACCTTATGTTAAGTTGGCCCTGACAGTCAACAAGTTACGACAAGCAAAGCACAAAACCAACCAACCTCACAAAATACCCCCTACCCTCTCAAATGAATAAGTTAAAACCGATTGCCTCGCAAGCTGAGGCCGACGAGGTTCGAGCCAAGCTCGCTCGCAAAATCTCGAACACGCTCTCGATACCACTCGACGAGGCCGAGCGTCGGCTCGACGGGTTGACGAGGAGCGGCGTCGGCGCCGGCGGCGACCCCGAAAGCCCGGCGTATCAAATGGCCGTCGAGGCGTTTCTCTCAATTCCTAGCAGTACCTACGCTCACTTAAAGTAATGAAGTTTCGCCCCTACCTCTCGTTATTGATTCTCGCGACGCTGGTTGTGCTCGGCGTCGCTGTTGCTGGGCTGTGCCTCGCGACGCGCTACTCGTTGCCTTGGTGGCTATTCGCTTACCTGCTAGTACAATCGGCCCTCGCGGCGTTCACTGCTATACGGGCCCTCGCGAAATGACCGTCTCGAAACTCACCAAGCACAAGCCCAACGGCACGACGAAAGAACGCGTCGCGCCGCCGGCCGCGGTCAACACGACGGCCGCCGACGCCGAGCTCGCCGAGGCGCTGTATAAAATCCTACCCGACGCCGACAAGTGGCTCACGCTCGAAACACTGAGCGACGGTTTCGCCAAGCACTTGCCCGACCGCTCGCCGGTTATGGCCCTCGGCCGCTCGCTCGAACTCGGTTTCGTCGAGGCGCACGCGTACCACGGCGTACGGCCCGGTTACTTTCGGCCGTCGTCGAGCTACGTACCCGCTCGGCTCGTCGGCTCAGTTGCCGACCGCTCGCCGCTCCTACTGAACGCCGAGCATATTGCGGCGGCCGCGGCGAGGCTGCCAAAGATTCTCGACGGCCTCGACGAGCACGACTCGCGCCGCCGCCGGGTGCGTATCGGAATACCAGCCGGCGCCAAGGTGCCGACTCAGATAGTTGTATTTGTGCCCGACTCGCGCGGCCGCTACCAATTTCTTTGCCTCGAAAAATGAAACCCAACAGCCAACTAAAAAGCGGTTGGTACCGCGCTGAGCGCACCGGCGGGCCCGGTCGGCTCCTACACTACTCGACGGGCCGCGGGTTCGCGTGCGGCGCCGCGCGGCCCCTCGGCCGGCCCGAACTGGTTTACCTCGATAACGAGTTAATGAAGTACGAGAAGTGCCGCGGGTGCGAGCTGGCTATCGAGCGCGCCGAGGCGGCCGCGCCAAAGGTCGGCGACGACGTGTTCGTCATGTACTCGCGCACCTGCTACAACGACCGGCCCGGCCGAGTGCGCGCCGTTTTACCAGGTAATAAGTTTGCGGTACTTATGCCGGCGCGCACCCGCCGCCGGCTCGGCCCAACTGGTAAAGCTGGTTGGTGCACCGACGCCCGCGAGATTAAGGTTTTCCACCGCAACAACCTCGACAAAGTCGTCGAGCCGACCGCGGCCGAGTTCGTGGCCGCCGGCCTCGCACAGCTGGGCACGTTGCACCCGTTCGAGTTCGACGACGCCGAGTTCGAGAACATGATGCGCCGCGGCCACTACGTACGCGACTTTGAGGCCCGCAAGTTCGACGAGCCTCGGTTCGTAAACGTCTCGATATGGAACCGCAAGCGTCGCGAGGAGACGTTCGTACGCCTCGGTTATCGGTACAACGAGCTCGCGCGTACGTGGCACCTCTCAGACTTTCGCGACCTACTCGACCGGCGGGTACCCGGCGCCAACCAGTGCGAGCCGCTCGTCGAGGCCCTCGGCCGTAAGCAGTTGGTCGGGCTCAACATGACGCCGCAAGCACAGTACTATTTGACGGCCGAGACGCGCGACGAGGTGCGCGTCATCGTGCCGCCGCTCGAACTTAAAGTCGTCTCATTGCGCGACGTCATGCCGTGCCCCGGCGAGCTGGTACCGCGGCCGCACCTCGTAACGTTTCACCGCGACAGCGAGAGCCTCGACGGTTGGCGCCTCGCCTCGATAAAGCCGTACTAATGCCGAAACCAGATAACAGCATGAGCAAAGCCGAGCTCCTCGCGCACCTCTCGGCGACCGGACAAATAAAGTCGGCGGCCTCGGTTGGGCCGCCGGCCGCGGGCAAACGAGGCGAAAAACGAAACGTGCTCGACGACGAAATCGGCCGGGCCGACGCGACGGCCGTCAACATATTCACGACGCCGCCGGCGTTTACCTTGCTGCAACCGTTCGCCTCGCTCCTATCGAGCGGCGCTCGTCGGCTGGTTGACGTCGAGAGGTACGTCGGGTACCGCGGCCGGGTATTCATTTACGCGAGCTCGTTCGACCGCAACGCCGACTCGATACTCGAACAATACCCCGACCTCGCCGACGCGCTCGACGTGCGCAAGGTGGCGAGGCTGCCAGCTGGGCACGTCGTCGGGACCGCGATACTCGAAAGCGTGTACCGGATTGTCGACGAGCCCGCGCCGGGTATGAGCTATAAAGACAACCGGCGAGCCGGGCTCAACAGCCGCGAGATATACGCGAGCGACTTGTACGTCGAGGGCCCTATCGAGTGCACGCTCGCCGACTTCTCGCCGGGCCGGTTCGTGCTGGCATTCGACGACGCTCGATTGTTCGACGAGCCGGTACCACTCGCGACGGCCGGCCGCGGGTTCTTTGAGTTGCCGGCCCCTACCCTCTCACTCCTCAAACCATTATTCGAATGAGTTACGACCCGAACAAATTCGTCAACCAGTTCACGACGGCCGCCGGCGAGGTTGTGAATTACCACGTCTCGACCGTCGCGCCGGCTCGCGTCGTGCCCGGCAACGAGCGGCACAGCTGGAAAGGCGGCGCGGCCCGCAAGCCGGGCACGTCGGCCGAGTGCGAGTATTGCGGCGCTCAGCAGCATGCACAGCACAATTATATTACTACCTACTCGGCCGCGGGCTCGATAGTTCGCTCGCCGGTTCGGCCGTCGTGCGACCGGTCGGCGGGCAAGCGGTTCGCCGCGGCCGCGCCCCCCGCGCGAAAACCCTAACGCAGTACGAGCGAAGCTCGTCGACTTTTGGATTTTTCGCCTACCTTTGGACCTTACAGGAAAAGGAAAACATACTAAGCCCGGCCGATATTCGACCGGGCTTTTTTATGCTCGCGCTGTGTCCTTTGCGGCTTTTGCATCTCTTTGTATCTTTGGAAACCAACCAATAACCTCAGCTTAGTACCATGCAATCGAATAGGATTAAAATACCATTGTCGCGCCTCGACCTCAACGACGTTAACCCGCGCGACATTACCGAGAGTAAGTTCGCCGACTGTGTCGCGAGCCTCGTCGGTTTTCCTGAGATGCTGAGCAAACGGCCCGTCGTCGTTCGCAGCGTCGAGGGTACCGAGCCCGGCGCCGAGCGGTACGTCGCGATAGGTGGCAACCAGCGCACGCGGGCAAAGCGTTGGCTCTACGAACTGAGCGACGACGAGAAGGCCGACCAAATCGACCGAGCGCTTACGCGTCGATTCCCGACCGAGGACAGCGTCGGCAATGACATATCGGCGAGCATCGACACGGCGGCCCGCGAGCGCTATCGCGGTTTGCTCGAACAGCTGTTGCACGACGACGAGTTCGAGGTCGAGCTCGCCGACGACTTTACCGAGGCGCAAGCGCTCGAATTTGTGGTAAAGGATAACACGACGTACGGCCGTTTCGATACCGACGTACTCGCGAATCATTTCGACGGCCAACCGCTCGACGCGTGGGGTTACGATACGCCGAAAGCTCCTCGCGAGTCAAAGGTCGAGCTCGCGCCCGACGACACGCGCGACGGTATCGGCGACGGTTCGAGCTCGTCGGTACCAAACCAGCTCGTTATAAAGTTCGACGACGCGAGCGACGTTCAAACCGCAGAGTCGGCAATTCTCGAACTGTTGACGAGCGAAGGTTATAACGGCTTTACAATCAGGCCGATAGTAAGTTTTGGCGACTAACAAACCGCATCAAACCGCACAAATCACCTCGCGCGCGCACCTGTGAAACCCGCCGACCCGACCAAACCGACCAAAACCAGCAAAACCGAACGCGCCTCGACCGTACTCAAAAAGGCCGCAATGCTCGCCGCGCTCGCTCAGACGCGCGGCGTCGTAACCGCGGCCCTCTCGCTACTGGCGACGCGACCGGCGGCCGAGGGCGGCCCCGTCGAGATAGGCGCCCGAACTTATTACGACTGGCTTAAAACCGACTCAGAGTTCGCCGAGTCGATTAGCGGCGTCGGTGGCCTCGGCGACCAACGTATCGACTTTGCCGAGACTCAGCTTAACAAGCTCATGTCGGGCTACACGGTGCCCGACGAGCGCGTCGTAATGACGACCGTCATAACGACGACGACCTCGCTCGACGCCGCCGGCAAAACGATTAAAACAGTAACGCGCACGACGAAACCCGAAGTCGTCAAAATGTCGAAAGTGATACCAGCCGAGCCGCGCTCGGTCGAGTTCTTTCTCGAAACGCAAGGTAAAAAGCGCGGGTACGACAAAAAGATTAACGTCAAGGTCGCCGGCCTCGGCAAACTCAAAGTCATTAAGACGACAACCAAACCTCACGCCAACCCGGCCGAGTCGACTCTCAAAGTCACCAAAGCGGCTCGGTCGCAACAGTAGTACCAACATGCTATCATTACTAATTCTCGCCGGCCTCAAATTGGCCGAGCGCGCCGAGCGGCGCCGAGCCGCTCGATACTTTGCCGAGGTGCGCGCGCGCCTCGCCGCGACGCTGGCCTCGGCCGATACTATCGCGGCTCAGCATGACGCCGACCGTCGCCTCGTCGTCGTGCTCGAAAAACATTTGTACGGGTGCGCTATCGGTTCGAGCGAGTTTCGTCGACTCGCCGCCGAGCTCGCCGAGGTGCGCGGCCGACTCAAACGTCGTGCACCGCTCGCCGGGTTCGTGCGCAAAGCTGAGCTCACCTCGTACGGCCTCGACCTCGCGGTCGCGCCGGCGGTTACTGGCGTCGTGTACGGCCCGGCCCTCGGCCCGGTCGAGACGCTCGTCGCCGAGCATGTCGCCGAGCCGGTTCGCTCGATACTCCTCGACTCGGTGCCCCATGGTGGCCGCGGTAAGCAGCTGAACGACCTACGCGCGCACTACGGATTGCGGCCGCTCACGCGTCGCGAGATAGGCGCCGAGGCCGAGGCGTCGCCGGGTTTCTGGCAATTCATCGACAAGCAAACCGAAAAGGTCGAGGCGGCCTCGGCCGAGCCGTACGCGTGCGCCTCGCCAACCGAACGAGCTTACCTCGAACGGCTCGACCGAGCCAGCGGCTACACGCCGCAACCTTGCGGCCGCGGGTGCGGCTGTGTCAACCGTTGCGCTAAACCTTGCGAGTAATGTCGACCAACCCCACTCCTACCCAACCAGCGCCGCGGCCGTGTGGCTTGTGTTTTGTCGAGTGCGCCGATTGCCCGCGCCTCGCCGGCGGCGGCCCTCGGCCTTTATCGAGCTTCTCGCCGACCGAGCTCGCCGAGTTTCTCGACGACGACAAAGCAGTCGCCGACGAGATTGCCGACGACGTGCGCGACGCTTTGCAATACGCCGGCTTGCCCTCGGCCCGACTGTTGGCCCGGTCCCCGTACCTCGGCCTCGACTTTTCTCAATACCTCATCTCGGCCGCTTACTAAATGCTTATTCAACTACGCCGAGTTACCAAACGGCCCGACGCTCGCGAGCGTACTTTCTCGAACTGGTTTGTCGACGGCGAGCTCATGTTCGCCGGCCTCGAACTACCTATCGCGCCGCCGCCCGGTTGCAAGTTGCACGCAATGCCAGTCGGTAAGTTCCGGGTACGCATGACGCGCTCGAACAAGTTCAGTAAGCGCGCCGGCGTCGACGTGTACTTACCTCAAATTTTCGACCGGCCCGGCGTCGTTACCATGTTCGGCGGCAAGCCCGTCGACGTGTGCGGCTTGCGCCTACACAGTGGCAACGTGGTAAACGCGATACCGTTCGGCTTGCCCGGCGGCCCGCGCGTGCTGGGCTATGACGCCGCCGACCCGAACCGTACCGACTCGGACGGTTGCCCGCTCGTCGGCCTCTCGTTCACTGGCGACGGTAAGAGCATCACCCGCGGCCGCGACGCTCAGAAACTTTTGATACGGCTTATCGAGGAGGCCGCGGCCCGCGGCGAGCTCGTCGAATTGGAGGTCAGCTAATGACAGTAGTAACTAAGGCGCCGCCGGTCGCTCAGCAGTTTACGCCCGAACTCTCGCGCTATACTAGCGACGAGATGCTCGAACTGTTGACGACGCCCGTTTACGACGCGCACGCGACGGCGGCGTCTGAGTTACTCGTCGACGAGAACGGCGAACTCGTCGTCGACAAAGCGACCGGCTCGCCGATATACGCCTCGCGCATTATCGCGCACCAAGGCGGCTCGCGCTCCTCGAAAACCCGCTCGCTCGCGCAATTCGTCGTCGCGCGCTGTATGGAGCAAGGGCCCGGCTACATTTGCTCGCTAGTGCGCGGCACCTTGCCAGCGCTCAGAGGCTCGGCTCTAAAAGACTTTATCGCGGTACTCAACACGACGCCACTACCCGGCGGCGGCGTGTTGGCCGACGTTGTCGAGCATCGCTCACTCGACAAAGAATATCACTTTCCTAGCGGCGCCGTTCTCGAATACTTCTCGGTCGACGACGAACAAAAGTTGCGCGGTCGCGCTCGAAACGACCTTTGGGTAAACGAGGCGAACGAGCTTATTTACGACGAGTGGAAACAGCTGCTCATGCGTACGACGGGGCAAGTCTTTATCGACTTCAACCCTAGCGACGACGAGCATCATTGGATACAAAAGCACGTCCTAACGCGCGAAGATTGTACCCTCATAATCTCGACGTATAAGGACAACCCGTATTTACCTCAGACACTTATCGACGAAATCGAGTCGTATCGACTCGCCGACGAGAATTATTGGAAGGTTTACGGCCTCGGCCAACTCGGCGTAAGTGGTACCACCATTTACACGCATTACCGGCTCGCCGAGAAGATGCCCACCGAGTACGACGACGAGGCGTTCGGGCTCGACTTTGGGTTTGGGCACCCGACCGCGCTCGTTCGAGTCGTCGAAAAGGACGGCGCGCGCTATGCTGAGCAACTTATATACCGCTCACAACTGACAAACCCCGACCTTATCGCGTTGCTAAAGGACGCGATACCAGTCGAGAAGCGTAAAAAAGTACCGATTTACGCCGACGCCGCCGAGCCGGGTATCATTGCCGAGATATTCCTCGCCGGTTTCCACGTCATACCGGCGAATAAATCGGTCGGCGACGGTATTCGAAACGTTAAGTCGGCCCCGTTGTGGCTGCTAAAAGACTCGACCGACCTCGTTCGCGAGATACGCGGGTACAAATGGAAGGTCGACAAGTCGGGTAACGTGCTCGACGAGCCCGTCAAGATTAAAGACGACGCCGTCGACGCGTTGCGCTACGCATGCTATAACATGACACTAGCGCCGCGGGCCGCCGCGACGCCGGTAACTAAGCATCAATCGTTCAGCCGCGACGACTCGACGACGACAAAAGCACTCGGTCGGCGACCTGGGCCAGCTGGTTACGGCGGCCGTAAACATCAGTCTTTCAAGCGAAAGACATAACATAGTAAAAACACTATTAAAGCTCGAGCTTTTTTTATGTTCACTTTATCGCACCCGTTCACCGGCGAGCCGGTCGCCGTCGCTACCAGTTGGGCCGAGCTCACGCTCGCGCAAGCGCAATACCTACTCGACAACAGCGAGCACTACACGGCCGACACGTTCGGCATTATCGGCGCAATGTGTACGCCGAGGCTCACGCGCGACGCTGTGCAAAACATCGACGAGAAACATACCGACGAGCTCCTCGCCGCGCTCGCGTTCGCTGGCGAGCCTGTGCCGCACTTTACCAAGGTGCCGCGCGTCGTGCGCCTCAGAAACTTTGACGACGTCGAGGTCGAGGTCGTCATACCGACCGAGCTAAAGCTCGCCTCGTTCGGGCAAGCGTCGGACCTCGGCGCGAGTATCGTTGGCCTCGCCGAGAATATTCCGGCCCTACGCTTGCGGGCCCTCGCGATTTACCTCATGCCTCAGCTAGTCGGCTCGACCTTGCCGGCCCGGTACGATACCGACTTACTCGGTAAGACTGAGCTACACGTCGGCGCCCTCAGATTCGACGAGGCGTTACCGATAACCGATTTTTTTTTGCCGATTTTGAGGCGACCGTTCACGCCCACCGCGAAAACCTATTCGAGCGAAAGCTCACTCGCGAGGAGCAACGGGCCGGCCTCGACGAGTTCGGTACGCGCTGGCATAGCTACGCTGTTGCCGACACGCTTGCGCAAGGTAATACGCTCCTCATACCTGAAATTTTCCGCCAACCTTGGCAAGAAATAAACGCCGCAATCGAGTACGCCAACCATAAAAACCACCACGGCGACCGCTTGCGCCGCGAACTAGAACGAGCCAGCAAAAAGAAATGAGCCCAACCCCTACCCTACCCGCGACGCCCGTCTCGAACCCCGTCGCGTACGACCTCATCAAACCGCACGTCGAGGCCGTGTTGCCCGGCTGGCGCCTACTGCATGGCAGTATGGACCAGCTGAACGACGAGCTCGACGTTATGAAGGCCGGCGACCGCACAATCGCAGTTAATGACATTGTGCCGGTAACGTTCGACCTCAAAAAGAACGCCGCGGTCGACGTGTCGTTCTCGGCTGTGCTCGTCGTTATGATTAAAAGCGACGTCGCCGACTCGGCCGATACGCGCGTCGGCTATACCCGCGAAGCGGTCGGCGCCGCGGCGTCGCTGTTGTACCAGCTGCAACGCTACGGCAACGGCGTAACGGTCGAGGGCCAAGTTCAGGGCCAAGTATTTATAAACGGGTTCGACGCCAACGTCGACGGCGTCGACTTCGCGGTTCGGCTCAAAGTGGCCGCCGGTCTATTCAATTACTGCGCTGTGCCGATTAAGCCCGTCGTCTAATGGCCGAGTACGATTATACCGACGACTTACTCGCCGAGTGCAAAATCTTTCGGTTTCGCATTGCGACGAGCATTGTAAAGCGAGGCCAGCGCGCGACCGGCAAAACGATTGCCGCAATGCACGAACTAACGCCGGCACCGGCGACGGCTCAGCTATTCGCCCCGTTCTATTTTAACGCGCTCGAAACCGGCGTACGGCCGAGCAAGCGGCGCCCGTTCCCTCGGCCCTCGTACTCGTTCGTTCAGAGCTTGCGCGAGTGGGCCGCGGCGAAAGGTTTCAAGGGCAACTTGTGGGCCCTCGCAACGAGCATCATTCGCAAGGGTACCAACCTGTTTCAGAACGGCGGCAATAGCCCGACAATTACCGACGTCATAAACGAGACGACGCTCGGCGAGATGCGCGTACGGCTGGGCACCGTTGCCCGGCGAAACGTCAGCAGCGAGCTACGCTCAGAGTTCCCCAACCCTACAAAGTAAAAAACTATGTACCCCCCTGGCAGCGGCTACCCGCCGACTATTATCGAGCTCTCCTCGACCTGCGACGCAACGACCGGCGAAAGTATTATCGCGTTTACTTGCAACAAGCAAATAGCCGGCTCGGCGTGCTCGGTCGACCTCGTCGAACGGAACACGTTGCAAACCGTTTGGTCGGGCGGCGTTGGCAGCAACAGCAACGCCGAGGCGTTCGAGATACGAGGCAAAGCAAACGGTCAATATTATATCTCAGCTGACAACGGCGAGGCGAGCAAAATATCGGCGACGTTCACCGTCGACTGTGCGCCGGTCGGCCCGGCGCCGTGCACGATTCAAGTCGTAATTACTGGCTATGACTCGCCGACGTCGGTCGGCGGTTACGGGCAAGTTAGGTACCGGATTAGCGGCGCCGTCGACAACCAGCAGAGCGCCGCGATTTTCACGGTACCCGGCGGCGTGCTGGTAAACGGAATGTCGCCGTATGGAAACGGCGACTACTCGGCGCCGGTCCCCCCCGTAGGTATCGGCGTACTGTGCCAGCTGACCGTAAACGAGCAAGGCGGCATAGGGTTTGGCGATATTAAAATCGGCTGTTTCGCGTACGCAAACTTTACGATACCAGCGTACGCGCCGCCGGCGTTGCCGCCCGACTCGACCGAATGGTTTGCGGTCGGCGGGCTGTTGCCCAACCCGGCCCGGTTGACTTGCCTCGTCTCGTCGCTAACCAAGCTCGCCACCGACCCGGCCAACCCGACCGGGCCACAACTAAACGTCGCGCGTACGGGCTTGCATATTGAGCTCGAACTCTATCGGCTCGGCGTCGCTACCAAGTTCGCTCGCGTGCGCAAAACCGTACGCTCGACGACTGAGCTCGTCGACGTCGCGCGCTACCTACGTACCGAGCTCGCGGCCCGGTACCAGTACGCGCCGCGCTCGATAGCACGCGACGGCGACGGCTCGCTCGCGTTTACTTACCGGTATCGCGAGGTCGACTCAGACGGGCCGGGCCAATGGATAGACAAGCCCGCGACGCGGTACGCTGTGCTCGCGGCCCTACCTAACGCGCTCGACCCTATGCTCGCGCACGTCGGCGACCCGGTTACGCCGGGCACGCCACAAGCGGCGTTTGCCTCGCTCACGCATTGGATAGGGTACCCGCTCGAACTGGCAATACTATTGCCCGGCGACCGGGCCGTCGACCTCTTTCTCGAACATCGGTATTTCGACGTCGCCGGTAACGAAATAGCTATCGCGTGTTGGACGGTACCAGCCGGGCCGACCGGCGGCGTCGTGCGGTTTCCTCATATCGACTACTGTCTCGCGTGCGCGCACAAAGTCGAGTCGGCCCTCGTCGACGCCGACCGCTCTTATACTGGCAGCTGCGGCGGCGTCGTGCCGATACCCGCGCCAACGACCGGCGGGTTCCTACTGGTTGGGCCCGGCCGCCTAAAGCTCGGCCGCTAATTGTACTAGATTCATCGACTAAAATAACGAGCTTTGTAGCATGCCAACCCCGCCCGTAATTTATTGGACTAAACCGATAACGACGTATATTTTACGGCCGTGCTTAGACGAGCGCGCGGCGAACTGGTATTATTTGCGCTGGCTCTCGCCGCTTGGCAGTTGGGAGGGCTGGTTATTTTCTGAGGAGCACGACGAGAAAACCAGCCTCGACGGCGCCACCGATTACACGCCGGGCTATGAGCGCGACGTCGTGCCGCTCGCGCGGCCCGGCGTCGACTCGGTAACGCTACACGTCGGCGGGCTTACCGCTCAGCAGTACCGCGGCCTTACGACGCTCCTCGACTCGCCGGCGGTTTACCGGCAATTTCCGGACGGCTCGCTCGAATGGGTAACGGTCGCCAAGAACGCCAACTCGGCTCGCAACACTGGCGACGGCCGGTTCGAGTTCTCGGTCGACGTCGACCTCAAACGGCGTAACTCGATTACCAATTAAAGTAATTATTTAAGTTCAAGTCCTACTTTATGCCAGCGCTAGATTTACCACCGCTCAAAATACCCAACCTCGCCGCCGAGGCGCTCGCCGCTCAGCAATTCGAGCACAAACGCGACCCCTCTCCTACCCTATCGGCCGCGGTCGAGCAATTCATTTACAGCGAGTTAGAGACTGACATCGACGCCGACAAGATAACCATTATCTATGTGCACGCGTTCGACGCCTCTTTTCCGGCTGGTGGGGCAGTGGCAACGGCGACGCTCGACGTGCGCGAGGGCGCCGGCTGGGTTAACGCGCTGTTTGTCAAGCCAGAGCACCGAGGCAAGGGAGTAGGGGAGGAGCTGCTAAAGCGCTGCTTTAACATTTCGGCTCGCCTCGGTAAGAAGTCGGTCGGGCTGTGCGTGCACAACAACAACGCGCGGGCCCGCGCCCTATACGAGCGGCTCGGCTTCTTTCAGTATCTTGACGGCCACGGCGATACTACTCAGCTAGTCAAGAAGTTATAAGTTATGAGTTCCGCGATTACTTTACAAACCGGCGCTCGTCTCGGCCTCGTCGGTCGCGTCGCGATTACTCGGCAAGACAACGACCTTACGAAACCAGACTCGACGCAAAACGCGTTTACAACTACCTTTACCTTAGTCGATTCTGCCGAGGTACATAAAGCCTTAGAGCACGCCGCCGAGGGTACGAGCACGTCGACGCTACCTTACCGCCAACTACCGGGCACCCTCGAAACGGACGGCGTCGAATTGATACCGCGCGCGCTGTTGCAGGTGCAAGCGTACGAGCCGCGCGTCGGCTACACGGCGCAAGTATTCGGCGGCAACAAAAGTTTTTACACGGCGCTCGGCGACAAGAAAATAAGCGAGCTCGACCTCTCAAAGTACAATCACGATTGGACGCCGGCCAACATTTTTGCCGGGCTCAACAGCGGCGCGGCCGATTACCGGCGCGGCTACTGTTACGACCTCGTCGACCGCGGCAAGGGCGACCCGTGCGTTTGGACGCCGGCCACCGGCAACGCCGCCGGGTTCTACACGCTCGACGCCTACGCCGGCGAGTGCTACCCCTCGGCGTACGTGCGCGCGGTATGGGACCAAATATTTATCGACGCCGGCTTTAGCTGGCGCGGCACGTTGCCGGAATCATTCAACCGCGCGACGTTGCCAGCTACCAAGCCGTACGGGTACGGGAGCGACACGCGCGACGGGTACGCTATACTCGCCGGCTGGCGGCACAAGCTGAGCGAGCAAATACGCGAGGACGGCGGCGACTGGTACCGCGACGCGCCGTTTAACTATACCGGCGACGCGACTTTTAAGAAAGGGAAAAACGCCGATTTTAACCCGGCGACGGGCAAGGCAACTATAAAAATACCGGGTTACTATAACATCGGCGGCAAGGTCAAAGTACGGCTAGGCTGTGACAGTTGGAGCCCCGGCCGGGTACGGTGCTCGATATACTTGCACGTCAACGGCCAACAGATTGCGCAAGATTATTTGACGACCGGCTCAGAGGCCGAGGACATTATCGAGGCGCGGTTCGAAGGTTATCGGCTGAACGCCGGCGACGTGGTAAGCGTGCACTTGCGCGGCGAGGAACTGACCAACGCGTACGGCCCGACCGGTACGTACTGGCGTATCGGCGGCGGCCTTAATTTGTTCACGTACCCGCGAGTCGACGAGACAATTACCGAGACGGTCGACGACTCGTTCGAGGTTACGTTGCTCGAACAATTTCCGACCGGCGGCCTCATCAACCTAGCCGACTGGTTGCCCGACCTCACGCAAAAGGATTTTATAAAAGCGTTCGTCGAGGAGTACGCGTTGCAGCAGCGGCCCGACCCGTACCTCGACGTTATCGAGTTCGAGCCGGTTAACCAATTATTCGGCAACCTCGCCGCGGCCGAGGTGCTCGACGCGCGTATCGACAACGGCCGGCCCTCGAAAGTCTCGTACCAGCTGAGCGGGTTCGGGCAAAAAAGTTGGTGCCGTTGGAAACCAGACACGGCCAACGGCGACGCCGCTCAGTACCTCGGCGACGGGTTCCTCACTTGCCCCGATACCAGCCTCGACGCGAGTAAGGATTTATTTACCCTACCGTTTGCCGCCTCGCCGGCCGGCGCGAACGGGCTCGTACTGTTGCCGCGCTGGCAAGCCGACGCCAACAGCGACCCGGTAACATACAGCGACCAAGCTATCGAGCCGCGGCAACTGCTACGCTCGACGACGCGCTCGCGCGTTGTGACGTTTCGCGACGACTCGCCGAGCAACACGACGCCGGCGCCGACGCCGACCGTCGTCGGTACCGCGACAATACCGCTCGCCTACTTCGCAAGCACGAACGAGCCGGTCGACCTTGACTTTGGGCGTACGCTGCTACCGACCTACTACACAGTACTAGCGGCCGCGCTGGTTGCGCCGCGCGTGATTAAGCCGTTCGTGCGCCTCGCGCCCGACGACGTCGTCAATTTTAACCAGCTGGTACCGGTTTGGATTGAACGCGAGGGCTCATACTTCTATCAAAATAAAATCGAGCAATACGAGGAGGGCAACAGCACAACCGCCGTCGAGCTCATACGCCTATCAATTTAATTTTTTATGAAACAGTTAATTACCCTCGCGCTCCTCGCGCTCGTCCTATTGTCTAGCTGTGCGACTGCTTACGTCGAGGGCCCTCGGCAACGCACCTATAACCAGTGGGTACGCTACTACAAAAAGCGGCAACGCGCGGCCCGCCGGAACCCGATACCCGTCGCTGGCGAGCGCTACGAACGGCCCCGTCGCTAGTCGTTCCGGAATAAATACCGCTTACTTTTTACCTGGCAACCATGGGCCAACAAACCGAAAAAATCTTACTTGAATTAAAGCTGAACGCCGACCAACTCAAAACCGAGCTCGGTAGTTCACGCGATAAAATTCAGGAGTTCCGGACGCAAAACCGCGCGCTGCAAAAGGAGCTCGTCGAGATGGCCGCGGCCGGGCTCAAAGGAACCGACGCGTATAACGCACAGCTGCAACTAATCGGCGACAACGAGCGGCAAATTATCGCGCTCAACCGCGAGGCTCAGCAGTTGAACAAAAACCTCGACTCGGTCGAGGCGGCCGCCGGCTCGTACAACGAACTCGCGGCGACGACGGCGTTCCTCGAAAAGCAACTAAAAGAGGCCGTCGTCGGCGTCAACATCACGGCCGACGCGTACGAGAAACTTGCGCAAAAAGTAAGCGACGGCTACCAAGCACAGCGCGACTTCTCGCGCAACATTTCGAACAATAACCGCGAGCTCGTCGGCTCGTATGCCGAGAGCCTCGCGCCCGCGCTCGACGAGGTGAAAGGCAAACTCGACGTTGCGAACGACTCAGTCGTCGCGATAGGTAAGCAGCTGGCAGAGCTCAAAAACCAGCGCGCGGTACTGAGCCCGACGTCAGACGAGGCAAAGCAGTTGACCGCGCAAATCGCGGCCCTCGACGAGCAACTCGCAACCGCGAAAAAGCAACTCGACGCGACCGGCGAGGAGGCCAAAGTCGCCGCCGGCTCGCTGGCTGCAATGCGAGCCGAACTCGACGCGCTGTATAAGAAACGCGAGAACGCGACCGGCGACGACCTTAAAAAACTGAACGGCGATATACTCGGCTTAAAAGGCTCGATAGGGGAGGCCGAGGGCCGGTTCGACGAGTTCGGCGACCGTATCGAGAAGAACGCGAAGAAAGAAGATATTGCGACTTTGAGCGACGCGTTCGGCGGCGTCGCGGCGTCGATTAACGTCGCGACCGTACTCCTCGGCGACAACGAGAACGCAACCAAAGCGGCCGCCGTCGCGACGAAAGCGCTCGTCGTGGCTCAGTCGTTGCGGCAAATTCAAATCGGTATTGCCTCGGCGGCCGACGCGTACGACATTATCGTTACCAAGGCAAAGAATTTGCTCCTACGCGAGTCGGCCGTCGTCGAGGGTGAACTCACCACCGCGACCGCCGCGCACGCCGTAGCGGCCGGCGGCGAGGCCGCGGCCACCGAGGCCAGCGCCGCGGCCACCGGCGAGGCCGTCGTCGCAACTGAGGCGCACGTCGAGGCCGTCGTCGCCGACACGGTTGCCACCGAGGCCAACGCCGAGGCGCACGTCGCCGCGGCCGGCGCTATCGAGGCCGGCGCCGTTGCCAGCGCCGCCGGCGCCGAGGCCAGCACAGCGGCCGCCGCGGCGAGTGTCGGGCAAGCGGCCGCGGCCGAGAGTGCCGCGGTTGCGACTGAGGCCGTCTCGACCGCGCTCAGGCTGAGCCCTATCGGCTTAATAATTACCGCCGTGCTGTTGCTTATTGGTGCGTTCACGGCGTACGGCAAAGCGAGCGACTCGACGAAAGCAAAAGTAAACTCGTTCGCCGAGGCGCTGTTGCGGTACACGAACCCGCTCGGCCTGTTATACACTGGTTTAGAAACGCTTTACAACAAATTCGAATCGGTTCGCAAGGTGCTCGACCCGGTTATCGAGGGTTTCGAGAAGGTGTTCAGCGTGATAAAAAGCGAGGCTATCTCGCTCGGCCAAAGTATCGGCCTCATCGACACGGCCGCCGAGGCGGCACTCAAAGCGCAACAGAAGCTCGCGAAGTCAGTCGAGGAGCGTTCGGGCTTATTTGCCGCCGAGGCTAAGTTGCTCGAACTCAATAACGCCAAGCTCGCCGAGTACCGCTCGAAAGAGCGCGAGGGTATTGTCGCGTCGTACAACGTCGAGCGCGACGGGCTTAACGCAATGAAGGCACTACGCGCCGAGCGGGCCGCGGCCGGCGACAAGCTGAACGAGAAAGAACTTAGCGCGCTCACAGCGCAAGCCGTCAAAGTAAAACAGCTCGCCGTTACCCTCGGCGAGTTTGATAAGGCAACGACCGAGACGCTACTCGGCAACCAGCGTGCACGCCTCGCGGCCCTGGCTGGCAGCCTCGACGCACAGCTCGAAATTACTCGCGCCGGCTCGGCGCAAGAATTGGCCCTCAACAAACAAAAGCTCGCGCTCGGTTACGAGGCCGCGATTACAGTTTACAAGCAAACCGACGAGGAGCGTAAGGCTATCGACGACAAGTATCGCGCCGACGTCGCGGCCCTCGACCGCAACTTTTTACAAGCCAGCCGCGCGGCCCGGCTGGGCAACGAGGCGACGTATCTCGCCGCCAAGCTCGAAACGGTGAAACTCGGCGGCGCCGCCGAGCTCGCCGTCGAAAAGGCTCAGCTGCTCAACCAGCGCAACCAGTCGCTAAATAATTACAACCTCTCGGCCGCCGACCGCAAAGCGATAAATGCAAAGTATCGAGCCGACGAGCTCGTACTCGAAACCTCGTTCGCGCGGGCCGTCGCCGTCGCCGACCTCAACAACGCGAAGTCGCTTAATAACGCCAAGCTCGCCGAGGCTGGGCTCGGCGCGGCCGAGGTGTACGCGTTGCAGCTGAAACAAATACAGCTCGACGAGCAACTCGAACTCGCGGCCCTCGACCGCCGGCGCAACAACGCCGACAAAGAGGTCGAGATTCGGGCCAACGCCGCGGCTAAAATCCGGGCCCTCGACCTCGCCAACTTGCAAGCGGCCAACGACCGCGCTCAGCAGCAACGCGAGCTCGACAAAGCCAGCATCGACGCCGCCGTCAATCTAATGGGGGCCGGGCTCGACGAGGGCCAAAAGCGGCAACTCGCCGCCTCGGCGGGCTTTTACAACGCGCGCCGGGCTCAGATATTCGCCGGCGCCGCGACTGAGCTTAGCGCGATAAATGCAACCGAGAAAGAACGACTCCTCGCCGCCGGCTCGAACGCCGAGGAGCGGGTTCGTATCGAGGCCGAGGCGGCACAGCGCCGCAAGATTCTCGAACAAAATCTCTCGGCCGAACTCCTCGACCTCGACCGCGATACCAACGAGCAACGCAAGCAACTCACAGTCGACCGGATTAACGCGGTCGGCTCGCTCACGACGACGGCCCTCGGCGACCTCTCGACCATTGTCGACGCGCAAGCGCAAGGCGAGGCCAGCCGGCGAGATGCTCGTATGAACGCCGAGCTCGCGAGCGTCGGCAACAACGCCGCTCAGCAAAAAGTAATTCGCGATAAGTACGCGAAGATGCAACAGCGCGACGAGGCCGAGGCCGCCGAGAAGCGTCGCAAAATTCAAATCGCGCAAGCCCTCGTAAACGCTGGGCTCGCGATTACGCAAATCCTATCGGCGCCGGCGGCCCCGTTCGTCGAGCCGTTCGCGAGCATTGTTCGCGGCGTGCAAATCGGCCTCGTCGTTGCCACTACTGCAACGCAGATTGCGAACATGAAAGCCCAAAAATTCGCCGAGGGCGGCGTCGTGTCGGGCCCGTCGCACGCCGCCGGCGGCGTACAGCTGTTTCATAAAACCGGCGCGCACCTCGGCGAGATGGAAGGCGACGAGACAATACTCGTTCCCGGCGTCGCTAAGTCGCCGATACTACGCCGGCTCGCCTCGACGCTGAACGTGCTCGCCGGCGGCCGCGCGTTTGCCGGCTCGCTGGGCAACACGTCGACGACGTTCGGCGGGCTCGCCAAGTTCGCCGCCGGCGGCGTGGTAACGTTCGACCCCAACCTCGCGAACGGCCGGTCGGGCGGCGCGCAAGCTGGTACGAGTATTGTCGATTACGACCGACTCGCCGAGACGCTCGCGCCGGTCCTTACCGCGGCCGTCGCGGCGTTGCCACCGAGCAACGTTGTTTGGTCAGAGTTCGAGGAGGCCGGCCGCAAAGCAACGCATACAGAACAACAGGCTAGTAATTAACTTCGCAGCGTACCAATTAACCTCATCAAATATTAATGCGAGCTTTTGACTATTTAAACAGCCTCGCCGCGGCCGGGCAACTAATACCACTCTATAAAGCCGGCGTCGTAACGGTACGCTGTTACGCTCAGCGCGAGCTAGTTCTCTACTATACCCGGCTTACTGAGCTCGCGACACTCGCCGACGACCCGCGCGAATGTGCCGAGCGTACGGCGCGCGACTGCAAAGTCGACCTCTCAACCGTGTACCGCGCTATTCGCGCAATGAGTGTCGAGGTCGAGGCCGAGCCGTTGGGTATGGTAGCGTAAAAGTTGAGGCAAAATTCGGCCACAAACTAAAAATTTGAGCCGTCGAGAAATAGGAGCTTTGTAAGCTCTTAGCTCTCGACGGCTCTTTTTTATTGCACTTATGGAAGGTACTGTATTTATCGACGGTGAAATTGTATCGGAGACGGATAGTTCAACGGTTTGGCCGTGCACGTCGCTGCAAATGGTACGGTGGGAGCTGGAATATATGGGCCTCGGCGAGCTCGGCCCCGAAGGTTTGCGGGTTGTCATTAACTCGCCGGGCGGCAACGCCGACGAGGGCCTCGCGATTTTCGATTACTTGCGCTCGCTGAATATCAAAATCACGACCGAGGTTATCGGTTGCGCTGGCTCGATTGCCTCAGTCATTTTTATGGCCGGCGACGTGCGCAAGATTCACCCTAATTCGACGCTGCACCCGCATTGCCCGTTCGGCGGCATTCTCGGCGCGACGGCCGACGAGGGCGAACAATATTTCGCCGACGTGCGCAAGGTCGAGGACCGGCTCGTCGGTATCTATTCCGACCGTTCCGGTCGCGCCGCCGAGGGCGAAGTCATTCGCGAGCTTCTCAAAGAAGATAAGGACATGAGCGCCGACGAGGCGCTCGCCTCAAAGTTCGCGACCATAATCGTGCAACCAGTTAAAGCCCTCGCCAAGCTCGGCCACAAGCCCGGCGCCGGCGCGCCCAACCCTACCACTCAACCCGCGGGCCGACGCTCGCACAACCCCAACCGTATGGCAGCCCACAACAGCAAGCCCAACGCGCCGGCCGGTAACGGTCGGTCGAACATTAGCCGCGCGGCCGAGCGCTTGCTCGGCGACGTCATGGCCCTACTCAAAGGCGAGAAAGTAAAAGCGTTGTCGGTATCGACCGGCGGCGACGCGCCCGTCGAGTACAATATCTCGACCGACGACTCGAACGAGATAAAGAGCGGCGACCCGATTACGACCGCCGCCGGCGACGCCGTTCCCGACTCGACTATTACCCTCGCAGACGGTACGGTTATTACCGTCGTCGGCGGCCTCGTCGACACTGTGACGGTACCAGCTACCAACAAAACCGACGAGGAGAAAAACAAAGAAACCGTCGAGAACAACCTCACCGACGACGATAAAAAAGACGGTACCACCGCCGAGGAAATTCGCGCGACGCTACGCCGCGAGCGCACCGAGTCGACCGAGCGGTTCGCCGCTATCGAGAAACGCCTCAACATCGTGGCGAGCATGCAATCGACCGGCGGCGCACCGATTACCGTCGACCCGATTACCAACCCGACGAGCACGTCTCAGCAGCGCCAAGCCTCGACGGCCACCGGCGCGGCCGACGCGAACGCGAGCTCGACGAAAGAGGCGACCGCCTCGGCTATCGGCGCCCGCAAGGCTCAGAAAAACGCGGCCCGCGGCGGCACAGCTGGCAAATAATTAGGAGCCTCGGCCCTCGGCCTCACTCAATATAATTCCTTAATTTTTTCACTCAATTAGTTATGTTTCAAAACATTGCTCAAAACCTTACCTTTTCGGGTGCCGAGGCTCGCTCAATGATTTTGACGCCGGCGTTTGACGTTCCGCTTATTAAAGCGATAATGACGTTACACGAAGGCATCAAGGCCAAACAGCGCGTCGCATTCGCCGAGCGTATCTCGAAAATTACCGTGCTCGACGCCGGTTGTAACTCGACGCCCGGCGACGCTGCTATCACGGCCACCGAGAAACTTTGGGACCCGAATCGCGTCGAGATGTGGGTCGCCGAGTGCTACACGAACCTAGAAGATACTTACCTCGCCTGGGGCCTCGCCAACGGGTACGAGCGGCCCGAACTCGACAAGGCCGTCGCCGTCGTGAACGTGAACGGTAAGGACGTCGAGGTAAATCTTTGGACTGGTTTCGTGCTCGACCTATTGCAAACGGCCGCGCTAGAGGACTTTTTGCGTATTGTGTGGCTCGGTAACGAGGACATTACCGCGGGCCAGCTGAGCCCGACCGCGAAGGTTAAAGATTACAACCAGGTCGACGGCTTTTATAAGCAAATTTTCGCTATGCCCGCACAGCGAAAATACCATATCACGGCCAACGACGGCGCGACCTACGCCGCTCAGGAGTTGCCGGACGGTGCCGCCTCGGTTATTTTCCGCAACCTGCTAAAGCGTGCCGACCCGCGCTTGCGCAACGCGCCCGACAAGGTGTTCTTAATGACGCGCTCGATTGCCGACAACTACCAAGACGAGCGCGAGGCGCACGAATTGGAAGTCTCTTTTAATTTGGAGGCAGACGGCACGACGCAAAACCGGTACCGCGGTACGCCGCTCGTCGAGATGGAGTTCGTCGACCGGTTCCTCGAATCGGATTTTAACAACGGTACCAAGGTCGACTTGCCGCACCGTTGCGTGTTGACGACCCTCTCGAACCTTGCCGCCGGCGTTGACGCCGAGGGCGCGATTCAGGGTTTCGAGTCTCATTACGAATGGGTTAAAAAGCTCATGCACCTACGCGGCGGCTACATGCTCGACGCGCTCGTCATGCGCGAGTACCTCATCTCGGCCGCTTACTAAAGAGCCAACGCCGGCCCGGCGTCGAGTCGGGCCGGCGTTTTGCTTATTCTCTTACTTCTTATTGGTTTCCAATATGTTGCGTTATTTGCTCAATATTCAACTAGCCGCTTGCCTCACCATGGCCGGCGGCAACGCGGTCGGCTGTAAGCCAGCCGTCGCCGGCGCAAAGGACCGGCTGTATTTGATTCCCCTCGACGCGATTGCTGGGGTCGTGCGCTCGGCGTTGCCGGGTAAAGAAAAGTACGTCTCGATTACCCTCAAAACGGGTACTAAGGCGTTTCTTTTCGAGGGCCAAAATAACTCGAACGTCGCTCGCGCTCAGATGAAACGCGGCAAATACGCGCCGCAATACATTCACGAAATCGACCTCGTCGCGTTCGGCATTTCGCCCGAAGAAATTCGCAGCTTGGAAGCGCTGAACGTTACGCGCGTCGTGGCCGTGTTGGAAGATAACAACGGGTATATGAAGGTTTACGGCCTGAACGCTGGCCTACTGACCTCGAAAAACGACAGCGACAGCGCGAACGCCGATACCGGCGGCGCCAACGAGGGCACGCTCAGCAGCGATAAAGAGAGCGGGTACGCCGATTATCTCGTTCCGGACGGCGCCGCGGTAACAGCGTCGAGCCCGTACGACGTGCAAGACGCCCGCGACCTTGCCGATACGTTCCTCGTTGCTCAGCCCTAAGCTATGAGCGGCACTCGTTACGACGAGGGTATCGAGTTGGCCCGGTTGCTAGTAGCAACCGGGCCTTTCAACCCTCGCGAAGTCTCGGCCCGACAGTGGGAGCTACTGAGCCAAGCGTTCGAGGCGCTGTTTCCGTTCGGCGAAATCGGTTGTCAAAACGGCGGGTGCCCGAACAAAGTCTCAATCGCTTATCAGAAAGTCACTTATAAGCTACGCGAGGCCGAACAACAAACTACGGCACCGCTCGCGCAACAGTCGGCCGCGAGCCTAGTCGCTCAACCCTCGCCGACTACCCAACCAACCAGCGCGGCCGAGGCCGCACCCGCCAATATGAGCGCTCGTACTTTCAATTTTCAACCCGGTAAGTCGTACCGAGAAATGTCGTCGAATGTGACTTACACAAACGACAACCTAACCGACAAGGCCGCCCGCCGCATTATCAGCAACGACCCCTCGGCGCGCCGGCTATTCGTGCCGTTCGAGAACTCGGCCCTCGCTGGCGACGTCGAGACGAGCGTCGCCTCGTCGTCGGTAGTTACTGGCAACTACGGCCAAAGCATCGACCAAGCCGAGCGGCCCGCCGACCGGCCGAGTATTGCAATCCCGCCGCGCATTGCGCGCGCCGTCGAGCAAATCGTATCGGCCGCTCAACAGCAAATCGCGGCGGGCCAAACCGCACCCGCGGCCGCCTCAGCTGAGCCCACCGGCGACACGTCGGCCGCCGACCTCGGCGACGAGCACGACGGCGACGACGAGCACGACTCGACCGCACCCGCCGGCGACACGTCGACGAGCACGCAATCGGCCGCCGCTACGGCACCCGCCGGCGACGGCTCGACTACTGACCTCGATAACGACGACGACGACGACAGCGACGACGACGAGCTCGAAAACGACCTATCGGCCGCCGACGCTGCTAATCCTATGACCGAGGTATTCGGCGCAATGAAGCGCAAAGAGCTCGACGCAATGTATTTGCAGCTAAAGCCCGGCTCGAACCCGGCCGTTTTCCAGAACAAAGGCGAGATTATTAAGGCCCTCGTCGCTGCTCACGACGCCGCGAACGCCGCCTAATTACCAGCTTTTTAGCTATTGAGAATGACAACGCAAACCGCCGCCGTACCGAACCGCTTCAACTCGAAACCAGCGGCCCGGCCGGGCACCAAAAAGCAGACTATCAAAAACGCGTTACCCGCCGGGCTCATCTCGCGCGGCGTGTACTCGCTCGCGATACAGGCTTACGTGCCCTGGGGGGAAGATAACCGACAGCCACAGCGCACGCTCGAAGCGGTCGCGGGTTCCGGTACGGCGTCGGTTTGCGTTGCGCTCAAAGCTAAATTTATTAAGGGTAACGGCTTTACTGACATAGCATTCGCCGCGGCCAAGGTCAACCGGCAAGGGCTCACAGCTGACGGGCTACTCGGTCGCATTGCGCCCGACCTCGCGGCGTTGGAGGGCTTCGCGCTGTTGCTGAATTTTAACGCGCTGGGCAACGTTTGCGAAGTATTTTACGTGCCGCTCGCTCAGTGGCGCGCGGCCCAACCAGACAGCGACGGAATTATACGCTTTGCTTACGTTCTCAATAACTTATCGACCGAGGCAAAGAAATACACGAACGGCATTATCGCGACCAACGCGAAACGGTACCGGCTATTTGACGCGAGCGAGGCGCCCGACGCGCGGCTCACGCGCATAA